TTCCTGGTGATAAACCTGGTATAACTAGAGAAAGATTATAATGGCAACAAAAGGAAGAATACCCGTACCAAAAACACAAGCTGAGATAGCTAATGGGTTTATCGAACCTTACGATACCCAAAGGGGAAATCCTAACCAAAGCCAAGATCTAAATAGGGGAAATAAAACTTCTTATAAAGGAGACACAACTAAACCTTTTTCTATAGGGATTAAAGATATAGACGAGTCTATTGTTTATTATTTTAAAAACGTAATTAAACCTTTTGTAATTCAAAACGGGCAACGTATTGAAGTACCTGTAATGTATGGTGCCCCCGAAAGATGGAAATCAGTACAACGTGATGGGTTTATGAGAGATCAAAAAGGTGCTATTATGGCTCCTATGATTATGTTCAAACGTAATACTATAACTCCTGTTAAGGGTTTATATAATAAAATAGATGCTAATCGTCCTGTAAATGTAGCTTATACTCAAACATTATATAATAAACAAAATACTTACGATAAATTTAATATTTTAAATAACAGAAAACCTGTTAAAGAATACCATACTGTAGTAGTACCCGATTATGTTACTATGACTTATAGTTGTATGATTTATACCTATTATGTAGAACAACTTAATAAAATAGTTGAAGCTATAAATTATGCTGCTAATTCATACTGGGGTAATCCTGAAAGATTTAAATTTAAAGCAGATATTGACTCTTTCACTACAGTTACTGAACTCAACCAAGGCTCAGAACGTACTGTTAGAGCCAATTTTGATATTAATTTAAAGGGTTACATTATACCAGATATCCCACAAAAAGACCTTACAATCGACAAAAAACGTTTTAGCCCAGGTCAAATTATTATACAACAAGAAACGGTTTCTAATTTTGATCAGGTAGATCAAAACCAAATTGATTCAAATAATACTCAAAATACAGATACTGATACTTTTTAAAAAAAAATTAATATTTATATCAAAATACGTTTTAATAAAAAATTTAATATTTATAAAAAATGAGTGAACAACTTAAGTTATCCCAAGATGAGTTAAATTTTCTCAAAAAGTTACAGTCAGATCAACAAACTCTAGTTACTCAATTTGGCCAATTAGAATATCAAATGCAGATATTAGAATTACAAAAAGATCAACTAGTAGAAACTTTAAATAAGTTACGTGAACAAGAATTAACAACAGGAAACGAATTAACACAAAAATATGGAAACGGTACAATAGATTTAGAATCTGGTACGTTTACAAAAACTGAATAAAATTAATAACAAATAAAATGGCAGAACAAATAATATCACCTGGAGTATTTACAAGAGAAAACGACCAGTCATTTATTACACAACAACCTGTAGTGGTAGGAGCAGCAATTATAGGCCCTACTGTTAAAGGTCCTGTTGAAATTCCAACTGTAGTTACTTCTTATAGTCAATTTGAAAATATATTTGGTGCTACTTTAATTAGTGGTAGCCAAACATATTCATTCTTAACTTCAATTTCAGTATATAATTACTTCCAAAATGGAGGTAATTCATTATTAGTAACTAGAGTAACAAATGGAAATTTTGATCCTGCTATTAGTGATGATATTCAAAATAGTATAATAACTGTAGAAGGAGCACCAGCAACAGGTTCATTTACCTTTGATAATGGGGGAGATGGTATAGGTTTAGGACTTTCATATGGAGCTATAAATTATTACTTTATTTCTTCATCGACAGGTGTTGATATTCCTGGTAGTAATATTTTTGTATACGATGATGAAGGTACTAATTTAAGTGGTTTAGTTGCTGAAATTAATGAATCAAGCTCTGCATACTTTAGTGCTTCTTATACCGGTGATGTATTAGAAATTTCTGCTTCATTTAATGGTACTGCAGGTAATGTAATTACTTTAACTACAGGTTCATTACTTAATATGTTAGTAGGAGTCAATACTCCATTCCAAACTCTTGAAGGAGGAGTTGATAGTATTAGTGGACAAAATACTTTAGTATTAAAAACCATTTCAGAAGGAGCTATTATGAATAGCACAGGGTCTGAAGATTCTACTGGTGCCCTAGCAAATGGTACTGTAGATAATTTAAGATGGGAAATTACTACTTCTAACACAGGATCAGGCACATTTACTCTTAATATTAGAAGAGGTGATGATATTACTAATGAAAAAGTAGTTTTAGAAACCTTTACTAACTTATCTTTAGATCCTGAATCAGAAAATTTTGTATCAAGAAGAATAGGTAACACATATCAACAAGTTACAACCGATAGTGATGGAAACAATTATATTCAAACTATAGGAGAATATCCAAATGTTAGTAGATATGTTTATGTTTCTCAAGTAAATAACTTAACACCTAACTATTTTGACAATAATGGTGTTGCTAAATCTGCTTATACATCTTCAATTCCAATAATCCAAAGTGGATCCTTTAAAAATGGAGTAGGAGAAGCTACAGGAAGTGCCCCGGCATTATTCTATGAAAATATAAGTAATACTAATACTCAAGGTTTAGTAGCAAGTGATTATAGTGTTGCTATTGATTTATTAAAAAATAAAGATGATTATCAGTATAATGTAATTACTACTCCTGGATTAATTCATAGCTTTGGAACCCATGCTGGAGTATTAAATACATTAATTGCAAACACTCAAAATAGAGGAGATGCTCTTGTAGTATTAGATGTTGAAGATTATGGTGCAACTATTAATTCAACAGTTAATGCCGCAAGTGCTTTAAATTCAAGTTATGCTGCTACTTACTGGCCTTGGGTTCAATCAACTAATCCTAACACAGGAAAATTAAATTGGCTCCCTGCATCTACCTTAATCCCAGGTGTATATGCTTTTAATGATAATGCTGCAGAACCATGGTTTGCACCTGCAGGTATTAATAGAGGAGGATTAAGTACAGTAGTTAGACCAGAAAGAAAATTACAAAGAGCTGATAGAGATACTCTATATGAAGCTAATGTAAACCCAATTGCTAATTTCCCTGCAAATGGAACTGTAGTATTTGGTCAAAAGACATTACAAAAGCAAGCATCTGCACTTGATCGTGTAAATGTTAGAAGATTGTTAATTGCTCTTAAGAGTTACATTAGTCAAGTTGCTAATAATTTAGTATTTGAACAAAATTCAATTGCTACAAGAAATAGCTTCTTAGCTCAAGTAAACCCATACCTCGAAAGCGTACAACAAAGACAAGGTGTTTACGCATTTAAGGTAGTAATGGATGATTCAAATAACACCCCAGATGTAATAGATCAAAATCAATTAGTAGGTCAGATATTTTTACAACCAACAAGAACAGCTGAATTTATAATTTTAGATTTCAACGTCTTACCAACTGGAGCTGAATTCCCAGCATAATAAAAAATAGAAATTGTAATATTTATTAACAAACATAACAATGGCAGTATTAGATCCAAACGAAATATTTTTTACCCAATTTGAACCAAAACAACAGAATAGATTTGTTTTGTATGTAGATGGGTTCCCCGCTTATCTTATTAAAGGAATGGGTGCAGTAACAGTATCACAAGGAACTGTAAATTTAAACCACATTAACATTCAAAGAAACATTAAAGGTAAAACCACTTGGGGCACAATAGCAATGACATTATTTGATGCTATTACACCTTCTGGTGCTCAATCAGTAATGGAATGGGTAAGATTACACCACGAATCAGTAACAGGTAGAGATGGTTACTCAGATTTCTACAAGAAAGACTTAACAGTAAACGTTTTGGGTCCTGTTGGTGATGTAGTTTCTGAATGGATCATTAAAGGTGCATTTATTACTGAGGCATCATTTGGTGACTACAATTACGATAATGAGGGTGCTGTTGAAATTTCAATGACAGTACAACCTGATTTTTGTGTGTTGAACTTCTAATACAAGCTAAATATTATAAAAGAAAGGCATGTTAACGCATGCCTTTTCTTTTTTTCTATATATTTATATCAAACAAATAAAGTTATTAATAAATGAGTGAATTTACATTACCTACCGAAATGGTAGAATTGCCTTCAAAAGGTTTAGTTTATCCTGAAGGCCATCCTTTAAGAGAAGGAAAAGTCGAAATTAAGTATATGACTGCTAAAGAGGAAGATATACTTACAAATCAATCTTATATAGAACGAGGTGTAGTGTTGGATGAACTTTTAAAATCTGTAATAGTTAGCAAAATCAACATTAAAGATTTAATTGTAGGAGATAAAAATGCTGTATTAATTGCTACCCGTGTTTTAGGATATGGTAAAGACTACTCATTTTCCTACATGGGGGAATCTTATGACGTTGATTTATCAATCTTAGAAAACAAAGAAATTGACGAATCTTCCTTTTTAGAAGGTAATAATTTTCCTTATACTTTACCCCATAGTAATATAGATATTACTTTTAAAATTTTAAATGGGCATGATGAAGCTAAAATTGAAAAAGAGATAAAAGGTTTAAAAAAAATAAATAAACAAGCATCTCCTGAATTATCTACAAGACTTAAACACATAATTACCTCTGTTAATGGTGAAACAGAACCCAAAATAATTCGTAGTTTTGTAGATAATGGATTATTAGCTAGAGACTCCAGATCCCTTAGAACACACGTAAAAAAAGTTCAACCTGATGTAGATTTAACCTATATCACAAATAGTAACCAGGAGATTACTATCCCTATTGGGATTAGCTTTTTTTGGCCTGACTTCTAATTTAATTCCTCAAATTCGCCATAATTTATTTAAACAGATCCATGAAATTGTTTTTCATGGTAAAGGGGGATATTCTTGGGGTGATGTATATAATATGCCTATATGGCTAAGGCGTTTTACTTTTAAAGAAATCCAAGATTTCTATAAAAAAGAACAACAAGAAGTTAATAAAGTAAATAAAAATGGAACTAGTACTTTGGTAGATTCTTCTGGAAAAATTAACAAACCCCAATTTGTTAACACTTCTCCTAAAATTCCTTCATATAAGACCTTATCTTAATAAAAATTAAATCTTTAAATATTTATTAGTATGGCTATAAATGAAGAAAATGTTCAAAAGCTTAAAGAAGAACTTTCTTTTGTTGAAGAAGCTTTAACAAGTATAGGTGCCTCTCTTTCTAAAGATATTAACATTCAATTAGAGATGATGGATGATACTACTAAAAAAGTAGCTCAATCCTTCGAAAAAGATCTAGGCAATGCAATTTCTTCAGTTAGTAAATCTGCGGCAGCACAAGAAAAAATTATTCAAAAAATAAATAAAGGTCAGGATGCTTCTAAAGATATTGCAAAAGAAATTGCAAAGGCACAATCAGAAAGAACAACTATACTTAGAAAAATTGAGCAATTAAAAAGAAATAGTGTTGTACTTGAGGAAAAAGAAATTGTCGAATTAGAAGCACAACTAAAAACTAATGAGGGAATTTTTGAATCTCTTCAATCCCAAAATGATGAGATGCAAGAACAATTAGGTTTAGCAGGTGAACTTTTAGGGGGATTTGGAGGGATTCTTACAAAATTAGGTATGGGGGCGAAGACTACCCAACTCTTTACAAAGGGATTAGCACAGGCTAAAGTTGAAGGAAGCGGAATTGGTGGAGCTTTTAAAAACATTACAAAAAACATAATAGGAGCAATAAAACCCACGGACATACTATTATTTAGTATTGGGGGGATTGTTAAAGCTTTATTTAAAATAGATGAATTATCAGGCCAAACAGCTAAAAATTTAGGGATAAGCTACCAAGAATCTAGTAAGCTTACCTCAGAAATGAATGCATTTGCTAGAGAATCGGGAGATGGAGCTTTAAATACTGAAAACATGGTAAAGGCTCAAAATGAGCTAAATAATGCATTTGGAACTAGTACTACATTAAGTACCGAACTTACAGCAGATTTTGTAAAACTTACTGAACAAGCTGGATACGCTCCTGAAGCTATGGCCAAATTAGCTAAAATTACTCAATCTACAGGGGGTGATTTATCTGATAATACTGCTGAAATGTTAGGTACGGTAAAAGCTCTTAACACAGTTAATAAATTAGCTTTAAATGAAAAAACACTTATAGAAGATATAGCCAATGTAAATGCTGCTACTACATTATCTTTAGGTAGACAAGGAAAAGCTTTAGCCCAAAATGTATTCCAAGCCCGACAATTTGGTATAACTATGGATCAAGCTGCAGGCATATCAAATAGTTTATTGGATTTTCAATCTTCTATTGAAGCTGAATTAGAAGCAGAACTCTTAACTGGTAAAGAACTCAACTTAGAACAGGCTAGATATTTAGCTTTACAAGGTAAAACAGGGGAAGCTGCTGCTGCAGTACTTGAACAAGTAGGATCAGCTGCTGAGTTTGGTGAAATGAGTGTTCTTGCACAAGAAGCATTAGCTAAAGCAATGGGGATGGAAAGAGAAGCCCTTGCTGCTTCTTTAATAGAAAGAGAAGCCCTTCAAAAAGTAGGAGTTTCAGACTTAGAAGGAGCTAGAGCAAAATATGATGAGTTAGTTAAAACTTACGGACAAGAAGAAGCAATTAAAAGATTAGGTGATGAAAAACTCGCCCAACAATTTGCATCTCAAGATCATCAA